CTCGTCTTCTTGCGGGCCTTGGTCAACGGCAGACACCCTCGACAACGCCGAAGCAGTCAGGCCAAACTCGGCCGCAAACTTCAGCATCTGATTCCGTGCGTCACGCTTCCGATTCCACGCCGGGTGGTTGCTTACCCTACCCTTGTCGTCCATCAACGTGGTGCCGTTCGTCTTGAGCTCCATGTCGGCCTGCACCATGTCGGCGAACGAATCGCAATACGCCGCGAGCGTCTGCTGGTGGCGCGGCGACATCACCTTTGACGCTTCGAGCATCGGCACGATCCGCTCCCACTCGGCACGGGCAATGTCTGACAGCCAGGCCGGGGAGGCCGGAACACCCGGCGGCGCGTCGATGCCGGTCGCGTGCGGCCCCCTAAGGCGGCTGCCACGCAGGCTAAGGATCTGTTTAGGCGTCGGTTTGCGGCCCTTACCCATACGGCTAAATCCCAACTTCCAATTTCAACCAAACGTACCCATAGCACACAACCGGGGTTTATATACACGCAGCCCGTGATGATATATGGCACCCCCCCTTACCTGGGGGGGGGGGGGGTAGGGGGGGTGTCCCCCTGCTATCATTCCTGCCCATTCACTTCGAGGTTCAATCGCATGAAGACTCAAGCCATCTGGCTCATTCGTTCCATCGCTGCATTCATCATGTTCGGTTCAGGCTTGGCAATGCTGGTGATGGTGTTGTTTAAGTTCAGCGGTGTTGTGGCTGCACTCAGTGTGTTGTGGTTGGTCGGTGGTGCGTTCTCATTCCCTCGCATGCCTAACGCTTGGCGTCGTGATCCACCATCACAGAAGCAGGTGGCCTATGCCACAAAGCTCGGTATTGATGTGCCGCATGACGTTACCAAGGGCGAACTATCCCAGATGATTACGAGCGTTGCAGGGAAGTAGCGTTCTGCTCCTGCCGTGTCTTCCTGCCGTGGCACCTCACGCACAGCGTTCTCAGGTTCTCCATCACGTCCTGCCCGCCCTGTGCCTTAGGCGTGATGTGATCGACGTGGGCTTCACGCTTATCCGCACATACGCGCCCACAGTCTTGGCAGGCCCATGCGTCACGCACGAGAACGCGCTGACGCAGGGCATACCACGCTCGTGTGCAGTAGCCTCGTGCCGCTGCGTTGGGCCTGGCTGAGTCGTCACGCCTTGGCTGTGTTCTCAGCCTGGGCGGCCTGTGGCTTGGAATCCGTGCTGGCATGCATCCAGCCTATGCCTAGCGTCCAGTTGGCTTGCAGCCTTATGTCGCCGCAAGAGCGCACTTAGCCTTCCCACTCAGCCGAATGGTATCGGCCGCCGTGGTAGGCGTTGTCGGTGCGGCTCTGCGGCGAGCCGCCATACGAGGCGTAGCCGCCGACAGAGCAGCAGGCCCAGCACCACGGCCCAGTGCCTTGGAACTCCTCCAAGAGATGCAGAGAATCCACCTTCATCTTGCAGCGGCAGCCCTTGCACCACGATTCGTATAGGCCGCCGCGTATGGCCCGCCTGCTAGCCAGCGGCAAGAATCCTTCCGGTGTTTCGTGCGTGAACTCTGTCACGACCGTCCCTTCGCTCGCTAGCGCACTTCGGGTTTCTTCGCCTTGTCGATGGCATCCTGCCACATGCGGTCAACCTGTTCCGCCATCGCGGCCCCAAGGGGCTGGCCGACCTTCCGCATGAACTCCGCGTCGAACCGTGACGCCTCTCGGAACACCCAGTAGATGTCTTTCGGATCGTATGGCAGCGGCTCGCTCATGGCTCTCTCTGATTTCAGTAGCGTCACTTCGTTCGTTCCAGCAGCCCGCGAAGCGTGGCGGCGCATGTCGCCCACGCGGTAGCGTTGGCCTGTTCATTAGCCAGCCCAGCCGTTGCTCCGCACAGATAAACGGCGTCGTTGAGCGCCTCCCGCTCCTCGTCGGTGAGCGTGGGGTGGCCAAGCCGCACCACAGTCCCACCGACCATCGCGGCCTCGCTCGTCGCGTCCTTTTCCAGAAACCACAGCGAGTGCTGCACGCCCTCGTCGTCAATCACGGCGTAGGCCATCACCGCAGAACCACGCGAAGCAGCGGACATCTCATTAACCTCGTTCGTCATGGTTCCTCCTGTGTTCGATGCCGCTGATCGCAACCGTTCTGTGGCTACTTGCTCGCGTTTGGCGGTGTCGCGTACGGGCAATCGACCTTCTGAAACGCCAGAGCGTTCAGGAAGTAGATAAACCGCTGCGTCTCAGTGGCCCAAGGGTGCCGAAACCTAAACACCGTGTCGGCAACGGAGAACCACAAGGCCACCACAAACAACGCAGCGACGACATACGGATTCAACCGACGATCATTCATCTATCAACCTCGCCTTTCTACGCGCCACAGAACCACGCGATGCAGCGGACGGAGCCGCTGATCCTGCGCGTTCTCACTTCGTCCGTTCCAGCAGCCCCCAGAGCGTTGCCTCAATTATCTCGCACTCTCGGTCGTCGTTATTCTCGCCGTACGCGTTCATCGCAGTCTCAATCGCCTCCCGCTCCTCGTCGGTGAGCCGCAGGCGGTCGATCTCGTCTCGCAGCCACGCATTTGCTGCGGAGAGCCTTGCCAGTGCGAGCGGATTTTCTTCCATGTCCATCTCTGCGGCGTGTTGTGCAACTATCCGGCAATTCCGGTGGGTTCACTCAGACGAGCAGACTCGTCAACTCGTACGGCACCAGCGCCCGTATCTCTTCCACGATCTTCGCCGTCTCAGGCGACGGCTCGCCGTGTTTTAGAACCGACCGGCACCGCGATTCGATCAACTCCAGTGCGATGAGCGCATCACGCCCGGCGAGTGCGTACCGATGCTCCCGCTCGTCGTCGGGATCGCTCAGATCGAACTTCAGGAGGGCGTGTGCCATGTTCCATGATTCCCGAATTTAGAACGCCCATCGGGCGCTACAAAACCTCTGCACTTGTGTGTTTCGGCAGGGGTTTTGTAACGGCCAAATCATACCAGAAAAACGATCATTTCTGATGTGTTTCGCGTATGAAACGCCCATTTCATCCGGCCACCGAAGCGGCCATCTCTGCCGTCATTCTATTTCCCGATTATTGCGTGACGGGCAATCTGCCCGAAATACCGTACCCTGGTGCAAGAGCGCACCGGGCCGTCAGATGTAAAACTCCATTGTCCCGCAAAGCCTGTCAGCGATCTCCGTCAACTCGTCGCGAAGGCCGCGCCATGCTTGGTTCGAAGAATACTCGGACTCGGCAACCAGACGCCCGTATTCGTTGTCGGCGTATGAGTCGTAGTCAGGACCGGCCATTTCCCGCTTTGCACCCGGTGCCTTGTCCAGCGCCGAAACGAGGGCGTCTAGGACATTCGCGATTGCCTTCGGATCGCCGCACAAGTCCTCGCCAAACGCCTGAATGGTTGCAACGATTTCCCGCTCGCTCTGAGATTTCATGGCTGACCCCTTTCGGGGCGTGATTCTACCCCACAGACAAGCCTGCGCAATGCCTTTTCGCAGCCGTCTCTAAGGTGTATACGGTCGCGCCGAACTATCCGGAGATTCCGGATGGTTGCCGTATGTTGTGGGTGTGGCGCACCTACGGCGCGACCGGCCACGGGATCGGGCCTTCGCCGCTATAGACGCTGGGGAGGTCGCGAAGTTGCTGGCGGTACGCGGCCCATGCAGTGCGATCAACGGGAGCGTCGGCAACCTGCGTCCAATCGCTCGCGGAGAGCCGCTCATTCCGCTCGCGCCGAACGTCGCCCATGTCATGCCGCTCCGGCTCCATTTGCCAGCCTTCTGGCAACTGATCGTCGGGGATGGCTGTGCATCCTTCGGGCGGCACCCACCCTTCGGGGACATCGGGACGGACAAACGTAACGACTTGGCCGAGAGCGTTGAGAATTGCAAGACCTTGCATATCAACTCCACACAACGATTCGTACATAACCATCGCCACCGTTTCCGCCAGCGCCGCTGTTGAAGCCGTTGGTCGATGCACCGCCGCCGCAGCCACCGTAACCGTAGGAAACTCCGTTTGCGCCAGCGGTTGCGTTTCCGGTCGTAGACGCCGCGCCGCCAGAAACGTCAGCGCCAAACTGCGCGGCTTGATAGATAAATGGAGCGGGGGCGAATTGCGGGCCGCCAGAATACGCGACGTTGCCGGTACTGATGCCACCACCACCAGCACCGCCCTGCGGCGAGTTGCCCGTTGGAAACGCTCGCGATGGCGTTCCTGTTACGGACGAGTTAGTCCCTGCAACACCAAGCCAAGTTCTGTTGTTGGCTGTTCCGCCAGAGCCGCCTCCACTGCCGCTTGTGTCCGTTCCGCCTCCGCCTCCATTCCCCGCAAACGTAATCAGCAAATTAGAAAACCCATTTGCGGTTATGGAACTAATGCCTCCGGGGCTGCCAGCCGCGCCGCTGAAATCATCAACCGTTCGCGCTATGCCACCGGCTCCACCCGATCCAACGATAACGGTCAATGGCGTTGTGAGAAGTGAAGCGGCAATTGTTGTATGAATAACGCCGCCGCCCGCACCGCCGCCGCCGCCCCAACGCGCCGTCCCTGCCGCTCCTCGTCTGCCAGAGCCGCCTCCTCCTCCGGCAGCCACAATCAGAAACTCAACTATCTTCGCATCGGCGGGAAGGCTCCACGCCCATACGCCAGCCGAGCCAGTGGCGCTAGGTGGCGCAGAGGTTCGCGTGAACTCAAACACCTGCGCCTTTGTGATCGTCACCGCACCAGTAGTGCCGTCCACGCTCGTCACGGCAGGGGCAAAAGTCGAATCGCCACGCAGGAAGTTCGTCGCGGTCGCCCCGCTGCCGAGCCTCGCGGTAGCCAGCACACCGCTTCCGATCTGCGAGGCGGGGAGGCTGGGGATGCGGGCAACGTCCAGCGTGCCGCTGGTGATCGCCGCCGCGTCGAACGTCCCTGCATTGGGAACCAACTCCCACGCCGAGCCTGTCCACTGGTAGACTCGCCCGTTCTGCGTGGATTGCTGGCCGTTCGTTAGGCCACTTGTTGGGAAGGAGAATGGCATCAGAGGCTCCGCAGTTTCGCGAGGGTGTTCTCTGTCTCGGCGATCTGTGCGTCGGCCGCCGCGAGCGCCGACGCATCGCCCATCTGCCACGCGGCGTCACGCTGACGGGTCAGGGT